GGTGGATATCTTTGCATTCCTTCCCGCCGTGGAGACATTAATCAAATTAAAAAGCTTAAAAGTGAAGCAAGGTTTCACGGCCTTGAAGAAGGCAAGCCAATATTCTTTTCTGGACATAGAATGGTTACAGACGGAGAGCTTGAAGAGCAAAAGCAAAGAGCAGATATGGGATTGGTCCCAGATGCTCAAGATATGCCAGCAATGATGGAATTTATAAAAGAACAGCGTGAATTGGGGATAGCTTAATATGCAACACAACATAACAGTAATGAATGATGATAACGAAGATCGTGAAGTACAAATTTCTTCCAATGTAGATTTTGGAATTGTTACTGGCACAGCAGACACTTTTGAAGATCCCTTTTCACAAAGTTGGGAACAAATTAAAAAATCTGACGGGCTTAATGACAATTTACGTCGTAGAGCAAACAGATTAGAAAAGTCATTCACTGGTATAGATGATGCAAAATCAAAGAAACTAGACCCTCTAGATTTAACGGGATATTCTTTATTTCAAATTGTACAGCCTCCATATAACATGTTGTATTTATCTCAGCTTTATGATGTATCTCCATATCATCACTCAGCAGTAAATGCTAAAGTGGCAAACGTAATTGGTCTTGGTTATAAATTTGAAGAGACATATGAAGTAACACAAAAAGTGCAAGATGTAATTGATGACCCAAAAAAGTTAGATAAACTTCGCTCAAAAATTGAGCGTGCAAGAGTTGATATACGTGAGTACTTAGAGTCTTTAAATACAGATGATTCATTTACTGAAAATATGAAAAAGGTCTACACAGATCTAGAATCAACAGGTAATGGTTACCTTGAAATTGGTAGAACCTCAACTGGAAAAATTGGTTATATTGGGCATATACCAACAACAACAATGCGTATCCGACGTCACCGTGATGGATTTGTTCAAGTTGTTTATAACCGCTACACATTTTTTAGAAACTTTGGCGACATAGAGACACCAGATCAGATTGGTACAGATCCTCAGCCAAACGAAGTTATTCATTTTAAAAAGTTCACCCCATCAAACACCTATTATGGAGTACCAGATATTCTTTCTGCAAAAAATGCAGTTGCTGGAGATGAATTTGCACAACGTTTTAATTTAGATTATTTTGAAAACAAAGCTGTCCCACGTTACATTATAACCGTAAAGGGTGCTAAGCTTACAGCTGATTCTGAGCGTAAATTGCTTGAGTTTTTCCAGACTGGCCTAAAGGGTCGCAATCATAGAACTCTTTATATACCGCTTCCTTCAGACGGAGAAAATGGTCGTGTTGAGTTTAATATGGATCCAGTTGAGGCGGGAATTCAAGATTCTTCATTCAATAACTATGCTATTGAAAACAGAGATCGTATTCTTATTGCTCATCGTGTTCCTATTTCAAAAATTGGAATGCCTCAAGGAGTATCACTGGCAAATGCTAAAGACGCAGATAAAACATTTAAAGAGCAAGTTTGTCGTCCTATGCAAGAAGAATTAGAGTATAAGTTAAATAAAATAATTAGAGAATTTACAGACGCATTCATGCTCAGATTTGAAGAATTGTCTCTTACAGATGAAGAAACAATGGCAAGAATTGATGATACTTATCTCAAGGATAAGGTAATACTTCCAAATGAAGTAAGATCAAGAAAAGGCCTTGCTCCAATCGAAGGAGGAGACGAACCTCTAGAATTAAAGCCACAGCAAGCAGCAGATGCAAGAGCAGATGGCACAAGAGAGCGGGATACAAAGAGAACTCTTAATGCTCCCGACAAACAAGGTGGGGGAAGAAACCCACAAGGAGAAGGTAGAAAACAACAATAATATCAACTGATAATTATGAGTTAATCATAAATTTTGGTATTATATATTTACATATGGAACTACAAAAAACGTACTGGCAAAACAGCGAATCATCAATGGCACTCTCCTTTCCTATTGCTAAAGTCAATAAGGAAAAAAGAACTGTGTCTGGATTTGCATCTTTAGACAACGTAGATCGCCATGGTGACATTGTTACCGCTGAAGCAAGCAAGAGAGCTTTTGAAAATTTCAGAGGAAATATACGTGAAATGCATGGCCCATCAGCTGTAGGAAAAATGATTGATTTTAAGGAAGACTCTTTTTATGACAAGAGCACTGGTAAAAAATATAATGGTGTTTACGTAACCGCATACATTTCAAAGGGCGCACAAGATGCATGGGAAAAATGCTTAGATGGCACATACACAGGATTTTCTATTGGTGGAAATATCGTAGACGCAAAGATGGAAAAAACAGATAACGCAAAAGAAGAACGCAGAGTTATTCACAATTATGATTTGCACGAGTTGTCATTGGTAGACTCACCAGCAAACCCATTAGCAAATATTTTTTCTATTCAAAAGATGGCAGAAGGAATTATTACAGAAAATGTATTTTGGTGCGGGACTGATGAAGTTGCATCAACATCTGTCACAATAGAAAAAGATTGCGTAGTATGTGATAAGCCTATGACAAATGTTGGATGGGTTGAACAAGCAGATACAGAAAAGTTTGAAACAATTGAAAAAGTAATTGATTCTTATTTTAAGAAAGATGATGCACCAACATCAGCACATGAAGCAACAGAAAGTGCTGCACCTGGAAATGTAATTAATAGCACAACAGCAATTAATCTTTATCCAGATCAAAACAAACAAACAAAGATTTCGCCTATTGATCTCAGTAGAGCGACTATAAAGAAGAATGAAGGAGGTAATGAAATGACAGAAGAAACAAACACAGAAGTAACTACAGAAGTTACTGAAGTTGAAGCTCCAGCTGCAGAAGAAGCAGTTGTCGCTGTTGATGAAACAGCAGTTGATTCAGGAGAAGCAATCGAAAAGGCTGTAACTATTTCAGAGGTTGAGGACACACTTGATTTCACAAAGATGGTAGGCGACCTTAAGACCTTCTTTAATGATTCCATAGAAAAGAATTATGCGACTCATACTGCTACAATCCAAGACGTTACAAAGATGGTAGAGGAAACCAAAAATGAAATGTCTAAGGCTATTGACGATGTCAAGGCTAAGATTGCAGAAAAAGATGAGGAAATGAAAAAGACGATTGCAGACATGTACGGTAAGATCGAATATGTTGACCACGCCCTAAAAGGTTTTGAGTCCGCAACCGCAGTAAAGAAGTCCAGCGACCTTAATGGATCACTGGAGGAAAAAAAGATACAAAAAAGTATATGGCAAGGACACTTCCTCGGTGTTAATAGCTTAACTAAATAATCTAGAAAAAATAAGGTGGTGAAACAAATAATGAGTAATGAACTTTTACAAAAAGTAATAGATACAACAAATCTCGGAACTTCTGGTTCTGATCTTTCAGGTGACGGACGTACCCTCTCAGGTACTGGTCTACTTTACCCAGATCAAGCTAATCGTTTCCTCGATTACATGTGGGACGCAACAATTCTTGCGAAGGCAGCTCGTACAATCCGTATGCGCTCTAACGTTACAGAAATTGATCGTGTTTCAGTAGGACAAAGAATTATGACAGTTGCAGCAGAAGATAATCCTCGTGATTATGTAAATGCAGGCGACGATCAATTCACAACAACTGGAGCAACTTTCTCAAAGATTTCTTTGACAACACGTAAGCTTCGTTTGGATTGGGAACTTTCTTCAGAGTCTCTAGAAGACAACTTAGAAGGCCCAGATCTAGAAGATCACATTGCACGTTTGATGGCTACCCAAGCTGGAAATGACATTGAGGATGTTTTAATCAATGGTACAGGAACTGGCGGGGGACTGCTTTCAGCGTTCAAGGGTTTCCGCAAGCTTGCTTCAGACAACGCACACGTTGTTGATGCACAGGGAGTAGGACTTGACAAGCAGGTATTTAACCTTGCAATCAAGACACTTCCACGTAAGTATAAGCAACGTCGTAATCAACTTCGCTTCTTCACAGGATCGAACTTGGTACAAGATTACCTATACAACCTATCAACTGCGTCAAGCGCAGGCTTCTCTCCATTCGATATCGCTTCTGGCGTTATCCGTGGTGATGTTGCAGCTAACGATGGTGGTCCAGGTACTACTACACCGTTCGCTTTCGGTATCCCAGTAATCAACGTTCCATTGATGGACGAAACTCTTGCAGGAACATATACGTCTCCTTCAGGTCTACATGGAGATGTCCACTTGACATTCCCACAGAACTTCATCATAGGTATCAAGCGTGACGTAACTGTCTATCGCCTATTCCAACCAAAGAAGGATACAATTGAGTATACCCTCTTCATCCGTGTTGGTGCAGCAATGGAAAACTACGACGCACACGTTCTTGTAAAGAACGTTAGAGTATCAGGCTCAGTTGCCGATGGCGCATTCGGTTCCGTAACACACGGAGCACATGTTGCTGGTGGTAATAGCACATACACATTCTAATAATAATTAGATGCAAGATTGGGGGAGATAGTAGAAATACTATCTCCCTTGATCAATTTCTGCTATAATTTAAGTACATTAACGAGAGGAAAATAATGTCTTTTACAGAATTAAAAATTACAGAATTAAAGAAGGTTGCTGAATCATTTGGAATTGAACTAGGTACAGCAAAAGCAAAACAAGAAATAGTAGCCCTTTTAGAAGAAGAGGGAATAACATACCAAATGTATGATAAGTTTAGTAATTTAGAAAAAGAAGAAGTGCAAGTAAAAGAGAGAAAAGAGAAAAAAGTTATGAAGTCAGAAAATTCAGTACTTGTAAAAATGGAAAGAGGAAATCACTCTTACCAAGCTCTGGGACATACCTTTACAGCAAGCCATCCGTTTGTTGCAATGGGTGAATCAGAAGCACAAAGAATTTTTGACCTTGAAGAAGGTTTTCGCCTTGCGACTCCAAGAGAAGCGCAAGAGTTCTACGCATAATCGGAGGCGGTCACATTGCAAGATATAGTTAAGGGAAGTCAGCAAAAGATACACTTAAACGTAATAAGTGATGGTATTATGATGCAGGCAGACAGTTTGCCAGTAGTTAGCATATATGATGCTGATAATGATACAGATCCAATTGTTGGTTTTTCAAATAATGTAACAGATGAAGAAGAAGACGGCATATATTCATATATGCTAAATCCTTCCTTAACTAACCTTGAAAGAGTTTTAAAGGTGGTATGGAACTATTCTATAGATAGTGTTGAATTCACACAGGATGCTTTTTATAGAGTAAGTAGTGTTTATGCAACTGTTAGCGACATATCACACTTCCTTGGATTTGGTCCAACCCCGTATGAAATTAATTACCAGAGTCCAGAAAAAATAACTAACGCAGAAAAGTTAGCCAGAACAATTATAGAAGGATACACAAACCAAAGATTCAGTCATTATTATGGCTCACAAGAACAATTTGGAATGGGTTCAGATGCTTGCGAATTAACCGAAAGAATGTTAACAATAGATAAAGTTTGGGAAAACGACATGTTGTTAATAGACAATACTTCTGATCCATTAATTAATAATTTTGGATTTGGGCTTGAAATTAGTCCAACTGGAAAAGCAATAAGAATTGTAAATCAAGGCTGGGATGTAAGATATGACAATCAGGTTGATCCAAATGTTCTTTACTATGGTAGATTTAGAGCGGGATCAAGGTATAAGTTCCAAGGACAAATTGGTTATAAGTATGTACCAGAAGATATTAAATTAGCAGCTATACTACTTGTTGGAGATATTCTTGCAAACGATTATAACTGGAGAAATAAATATTTAAAGAAGGTTGACCTTAGCGAAATTTCATTTGAGATGGCGGGCGGTGCATTTAATGGTACTGGAAATATCGCAGTTGACAACATCTTAGATCAATATCGCAATATCAATATTGTGATAATATGATAAATTCAATAATTGGTTCAATAATGAACATGTATGCAGAAATATCTACTCAACAAAACGTACAAGATCCAAACACTGGAGCTATAACCAGAGAATGGGTTTATGAAAAAACCATACCTTGCAAAATTGAACCAATTAAATCAAGAGGCACAAATACAAAAGGTGATAATAAAACTTTTGGAAACTTAAATAATGCTCAGGGCGGGTATGATGAAAACCTTCAGCTTAAAATGAAGTGCTTAGAGCTTATGAGTAAGCGTTGGAGAATTAACTCCATTAAGTCAAGTGATAATCAGCAAGTATTTACTGAAATAGATAAATATGGAAACCCAGATTCAATATTTGAGATATCTGCTTCCCACGCTGTACTAGACCCATTTGGAAAAGTTTCTTATTATGAAGCCACACTACATAGGGTCCCAGTGCAGACAAATGATAAAACTACAAATTAAAAAGTCTGATATAGACAATATAAATAAGCAGTTAAACATAAAAGTTCAAGGAATACAAGAACTTACTAAAAATGATATTTTAAATGAAATAGCTAAAGCTGCATTTGTAATTTTAGGAAAAAGATTTATGTCTGCTACAGATTCTTATTCTGCTGTAAATAGAAAAAAAATGCACCATGTATATGAATGGAATCAAGTCGGTTCTCCAAGTGCAAGACTTTTTGTTATTGAAAGGTCTGCTATATTAAATGGAAGCGTATCAATATCAAGTAAATTTTTATTATCAAAAACCCCAGTACCAATTGCACCAGAATTAAGATCTTCAAGTAAAAATGGAAAGTATATAAAAACTAGTCATATTTTTAAACAAAAAGCAGATGTTATGGAATCAGGAAAGCTTGTTTCTTTTGAAGCAAAAAAAACCTTGGCATTTTTAGGAAAAGAAGGAATACATTTTGTTAAAGCTGGTAAAGTTATAAATATAGTTAATCCTGGCGGGGTAGCGGTAAAAGGATCATTTCAACACTTCATGGCTAGCTGGTATTCAAAGAATGCTCAATCAATTATGGATTCATCTGGATTGTATGAGAAAATAGTACGAGAAGCAGCAATAGTTTTAAATAAAAATAATACTGGGGCAATAGACGTAAAAAGAGCAGTAGCGCAGATTGTAGATTCTATTACAATGGGAGAGGCAGTGATTAGATAATGGCAGATTATACAAAAGTAGCAGTATATGAGATTAGAAATGTTTTGTGGCAAGAGTTACAGAATGCTAACTTATTTGATTATAATGATTATTTTGCAGATGGTTTTATGGATAGCATGGTGCCAATTATACCTGCTCAACAAGTACCAGAATTTAACAACCTACTCCCAGGCAAACCATATATCATCTATGACACTTCTCAGAGGGGTGTAGGAACGGCGTGGTGGATGAGTGAAGAGGTTTTGGCATTAAGTATAGTATCGAGAGACCCCTCAGAGATTCAAACCGTTATAAACTTCATTACTGACGTTTTTAGAAGATATGATAAATCTGCCAAAGAAATACAATTGGAGCTATCAGAATACAGCCCATTTAAATTTCATTACTTTAGACTTGAATCTGCAGACCCAGTTCAAGCATTTTCAGATGAAGGCGGGTTTATGATGGGTACTATTTCTATTGCATATGCCTACACAAGAGACTTAGATCCTGATACAGGTAGATATCTTTAAAGTTTGTCTTATATGCCTTTAATGCTATGATTTTCCTTGAGGAAGTAAATTGTCATCTTTTTTTCAATTTAAATAAAATAAGGTGGTGAAAAATAAACTATGGCTACAAATACAAAAAATGTTATCGTAGGTGCAGCAGATATTTTCGTCAGTACAGCTACTGGCGATTCACGTGCACAAACAGAAGACGCAAATTTAGCAGCATTGCTCCCTAGCGGTCAATCAGCTAGAACTGGTCTTCTTGCATCTGCAGATTATAACGAAATCGGTTTTACAAATTCAGGACTTGAGGTTTCATACGAGCCAAATTACGGCGAAGTTATGGTTGATCAATTACTTGATGCAGCAAGACTATTCAAGCAGACTCTTAAGGTAATGCTTAAGACAGAGCTTGTAGAAGCAACATTAGAAAATCTTCAACTTTCATGGGGTCAGATGGATACCTACTATGTAAATACTACAGGTAGCTCAATCTCTTCAGTAGACGCACTTGATTCAACAAAGATTCAAGCAGCAGATTCTCTTTCAAACTCACTCCATTTAGCAGCAGGCGCTCTAGGAGATTCTCCAGTGGAGCGTACTCTTATTGCAATTGGTAATGCTCCAGGAGTAATTAACGGAGACGGAACTAAGTCTTCAAAGCGAAACAAGGAGCGTGTTTACGTTGCCCGTCGTGTAGTATCAATTGATACAACAGCACATGGACTAAAGCGTGATTCAGCAACAGTGTTCCCAGTGAATTTCCGTTGTCTTCCAGATGATCGCAAGTCAAGCTATGCAGGTCAAGAATACGGTATCGTAATTGATCGTGTATGGGGATCTAACTAATAGATCAAGTTTTAAAAAAACTTAATATTGAACTCAAGCCCCGCCAGAAATGGTGGGGTCTTGAGTTTGTTTATACCCATATTCTTGGTATAATTTAACTACAATCAAAGGAGCTATAAATTGGCAACAACAGTATACGATATAGTAGAAGTAGAATTATCAAATGGTGAGACGCTCACTTTAAAACCGCTGCCCATTAAGCAGCTAAGAAAGTTTATGGAAATCATTAAAACTATGGATAATCCAGAGAATGAATCGGAAGATGCAGCTATGGATATATTTATTGAGGCAGCAATGTTTTGCCTCCAAACAGTAAAGCCAGAGCTAGGTTCAAGCTTAGATAAGTTTGAAGAAGTAGTTGAAATACCTACTATGATGAAGATTCTTGAAGTTTGTGGTGGTTTGAAATTAACAGACCCAAACCTTCTGGGAGCGGCACTAGTTGGGACGAACTAGACCTACGCTCCCTGGAGTCCGAAGTCTTCTTGCTTGGTCATTGGAAAAACTTTGATCAACTTGAGTCAGATCTTTCGCTTGAAGAACTAACAGCATTGTTAGAAGTTTCAAGAAAGAAAGAGGATGAAAGCAGGAGATTTTTTGCAGCAATCAATGGCGTAGAGCTAGAAGATTCTGTACAAGAATCAGATGTTGTTGATCTTAAGGGTCCTTTTGCAAGACAAGAGGGTTTTGGAATTAACGAAGGATTAGGCTTTATGCAAATGGAGGGTTAATAAATGGCAAAAGTAGAATTTAATATTGTCGCACTAGGCGACTTTTCTTCTGTTAATGCACAAATAAAAGCTTTCCAAATTGAAGTTGCTTCACTACAAAAAGGTATGGCGGGAGTAGGATTAAATTCTGCTCTTACAAAAGACCTAGCTTCACTTAATAACCAATTTAAACAAACACTATTATCAACTGGACAATTTACTGCTACCACAGTAAAGATGTCCAATGAAACACAAAAGTTTGGCGAAGCCCTAGTATCTGGAAAGCTAAAGCTAAACGAATATTATAATATTATAAAGATGCGTTCATCTGAGTCAGTAACTCAAATGAAGGCACTTGCAGTTGAGCAAACAAAACTACAAAATTCAATAGTCATGTCAGACCCTTCCAAAAAAGGTCAACTTTCTGTATTTACTCCTACTGAAATTAATAAGGTTGCTAATGCAACCAAAATACTTGCAAATGAGCAAAACTTATACAATATAGCAGTAGCAAAAGGCTCACAACAACTAATTAACTGGGGTAAGAATACTCAGTGGGCAGGTCGTCAATTAACTGTTGGTATGTCTGTTCCA